AGAAGCCTTCACAGCCGTTTTTAGATTCGTATCGTTCGAATGGGCTGCCCACACTGCGTCAATCTGTGCAGCAGTAGCGCCGTTCGCGACCAGTTCCTGCATCGCCGTTTCGATTGCCTGACAGGCATTATCGACGTTCGTTGTGCCGGTCTGATTGCTGTACTTCGGATTGATGGAAACGCTCATTTTCTGTTCCCCTTTCTTGGGTTTGTTACAACACTTGTTATGCAGTCAAAGTGATGTACGTAAATGGGGGCACGCTGCCGCCACTGGCGTCCATAACCTTGGAATCGGCCCGCATACGCCCCGTGTACAGTGCCTTGCCGTATTCCACATAGCCGGGGGCTTGCGATTTGCGCACAATTGAAAGTTTGCTCACGCGCACAAACAGCCGGGAAAAATCTCCGAATACAATCTTACCGGAGGTGAGACTGGGCCGGTAGTATGGCAAGCTGGGGCAAATCAGCACTGGCTTGCCCATGATGGTCTGCTTATCCTTTTCGATTCGCAGCAGGGGCCGCCCCACGTCATCAGAAAGTTTGCGCACCCACTGGTACGTATTGTCGTTCATTGCCCACGCGCATTTATCTGAAGCGCGATACGCTGCGTCTACGGAAAAATACGCGGGCTGGAAATCCACATTCGTGGCCGTTGTGTATTCGGCGGGAACGGTCGGGTCAAGCGTAACGCCGCTATCCACAGCCGCGTTCAAGATTCCCTGCGGGCCGGTAACGCCGTCGCCGGTTACCAAATCCGCGCCGATTCCACGGGCAAATGCGATGCCGAAGGCCGCCGTAATCTGGTCCATCGTAGGCTGAAAATCGTCCGCCTCAAACTCCCACGAAGCATCCAGCCCTTGCCGATACAGCCAATTGCTGCCGCCCTTGAATTCCGCAGTCGCCGCCGTCGGCACAGCCACCGGGGTTTGCGTTCCTGCTTCCGCCACTTTCACAGCCGCCAGCGATGTCATATCCCAGCCGGGTACGTGGAAAGGCCGGAAAGATTCTCCCTTGGACTTAATCAGCGTGACCACTTTTTCGTCCAACAGCGGGTCATACTGTTTGATTGCAAAAACCAGCGTGTCGTAATATTCCTGCGGCACAAGGTAACCGCCTGCCCCGCCTTCCGTGTACGTAATCGTCTGGCCGCTTACCGCCGGGCTAGGCGTAGCGCCTGCTTCAATCAGGTCGCTGCGCAGCTCAATCTCGCCGTACTTGCCTGCGTGCCGCAGCACTGAGCAGGGGTCGCCGCCGGAAAGCAGCGCTTTGAACCAGCGTTCACAAGTATCGTCCGGGGCAGGGGCTGCGTGTGAATTCCGCAGCGCCGCAATCTTGGCCAGCAACACGTTAATACGTGCTTCATCACGCTTGGTCAAATCGCTCTTAGCGGAAATTCCCTCGGCCTCTGTGATAGCCGCCCGCAGTTCAACCATTGCTGGCGTTATGATTTGCTTTGCCATAACCTTGCTCCTTGTGCGCCTGAAAATTACGCCAGCAGGGCGAAGCGTAAACGCCGGGCCATCGTCTCCCGATATTCGTCGTCGCTTACAAGCGCCCGCTCGGCTTCCTTGGAAACTTCGATGCCAAACTTCTTAGCAGCCGCCACAATCTTGCGGTACACGCCCGCTTCCTTGTCAGCCGGGATGCCGGTATGCTGACCCCAGCGTGCAAGTGCATTGCGGGCGTGATTGGCGTCATGCACAGGATACTTCCACGTGCTTGTGTCAGCCTTGTCGCCCACGAAAGCAAAGGCAGTGTACGGAAGATTTTTGTCGCCCACTTTCTTGGTGCGTACCTTGCCATCGGCTGCCCGGTTTTCGGCCACAGCCAGAAACGCGGCACGTTCGCCTTCGTCCTCCAGCCAAACTTGGTCGGCGTCGACAAGCTGGTTTTCTTCGATTGGCTCATCCTGCGATTCGTCGCCGCCTTCCAAATATCCTTCGTACCCTTCGTCGAATCGGAGCTTACGCGCCACGTCGTGCGCGGCCTTAATTGCCGTTGCCGCGCTAGCGTGCTCATCCGCCATAAGCTGCGCCGCCTTGGCGTCCGCTTCGGCCTTGGCAGCTTCCTGCGCGTGCTGTGCAGCCAGTGCAGCCATGCTGCGTTCGAATGCGGCCCGGTATTCGGCCTTTACGGCTTTGCAGCGTACCGCCTCGACCCATTCTTTCTCCACGGGCACAGGCGTGCCGAAAATAAACGATTCGGTCGGCTCGTCCTCGTGGTACGCTATCTTGCAATATCCCTTGTCGCCCATGCCTGCTTCGGAAACGATGACGTAATCGTCATGCGTTTCGCAAACCCAATACTGTCCGCTATAGCAGCTCGAGCAATCTTCCAAGGCCGGGAACTTTTCGTTCAGCGCGTGCTGCACTTCGCAAATCATTTCTTCGTAGCTTTCATCCTCATCGCGCTGTTCCACGTGCTTGTTTTTCAGCGCATCTACGGCAGCGCGTACCTCGGCCACTACGCCGTCGGGGAAGCAGCGGGCTGCCACGCTGGTGTTATCGTACGCGGGGTATGTAACCGCCGAAACGTCCATCAGGTTAACGTCGGTTAGCTTGCGGGCCGCAAACCAATCCTTGTTCGTTTCGTCCTGTCGTTCCGACCATTCCTGCCCTCCTTCGGGCACAGTAAATGCAAAGCTGCACTCGTCGATATCGCCACGCTTTACGCTGGCGTGCAAATCGCGGTGCGCCTGCGAATCCTTATTAAGCTGTACGCGGAAATGCAGGCCGCGCTCGTCCTCGGCCAGCACCAGCGTGCCATTTTTCACACGGCCAAGAATGCTGTTCGCATTGTGGTTAAACAGCGCCTTTACGTCGGCCTTTTCGGCCAAGCTGCGCTTGAATGCGCCGGGGGCAACCGTTTCGCGGAATCCGCCCAAGTCCTTGGATTCGTTGTTGAACAGGGCCGCGTATCCGACCAGCGCCATTTCATCGCCTTGCGATTCAGCCCGCATTTCTGCGGCCTTAAGGAACCTAACTTCGCGCTTTACGATTGCCATTGTCATACTCCCTGCCGGGAATGCCCGGCCTTCCTCAAAGCTGATGGTTTTGAAACTGCCCTGCACAAAGTCGTCGGTACCGCGCTGCGTGAATCGAAAACTGTCAGCCGTTTCGTCCAAATCCGTGGCCTTGTAATCGTGGTCGCGCAGCCATTCCTTGCAATCATCCAGCTCCCACGCTGCCTTCGGGAAAAACACAATGCACTGAACCGTCGTGGTGGCTTCGCCATGCAAGTGTCCGATTGTGGCTTGTATCCGAGGCCGCGCCGCCCGCGTGCGCTTCTTTTTCTTTTTCGCCACGCTGGTGGCCTGTGCAAAGGCCGTGCTTTCCGCGTCCTCTTTTGATTTACCGTCGGCAATGGCGGCAGCATAAACCGAATTCCAAACTGCAACCCATTGAGCTTTTTTACCTGCCGGGATGTAATCAGGTGCGTCGCTTGGGCTAGAATAAGGCATGGTTCCCCACTGTACCAGCCGCCTGTTAAGGATGCCGCCTAGTCGTCCAGCGGGGTCAAGCTGCTGGGCGTAAATTCCAGCCGCAGCCCCAGCCGTACCCAAGCCTGCACGTGGTCAAGCAGCATCATTTCCACGTGCCCGCAGGATTTGCAGGCCAGCGCCACAACACGGTCGTGGTCTACCAAAGCCCCACGTACTTCGCCATGCGTTAAACAGCCATTGCAGCGCAGACAGTGAAGCGTCTTACATGGAGCAATCTTTTTGCAGGCCATGCCAGCCCCCTTAAGTGCCCGCTAATGTATCGGACACTTCCGTGCCGTAAACCAATTGCAAATTATTCGTGGCGTCCATCCGGTAAACGCCGCCCGGCTCCGCAACCTTTACGTCCGTGCCTGCCACATTTGAATACTTGAGCGCCGCCACGTTCGACCGGCTGGTTATCGCCAACATGGGGCCGTCCACGGCGTTTTTGATTCGCATACGTGCAAAGGCGTTCGCGCTGCGTGCTTGGAAATCGTCCACGGCCTCGCCGCCGGGGATTTCCTCTTCCGGGTTATCAAGGTACCACTGCAAGTCGTCCGCAGCTTCGCTGCGCTTGCGCCCGGTAAACATTCCGACGTTAATCGTACGGAAACCCTCGTCAACTTCGATGGGAATGTGCCCCAGCTTGGCCGCCACAATCTGCGCCGTTTGCATGTGGCGCAGCAGGGTACTGGTTACAATCCTCGTAATGCCTTTGTCCTTGAGCCATTCGGCAGTCGCTTCCGCCGCCACCCGCCCTTGGGCATCCAATCCGTACGTCCCCCAGCCACGATAAACGTCTTGCAGGTTAGCGTCTGTCGTACCGTGCCGCATTACGTATTCGGGGTTAAGCGAATCAATAACGGGCAGCGGATACTTCGCATCCTGCGCCCAGCGCCCAAGGATGCGGGGCTGGTCGGCGTGGCCGGGGTTATACCGATGTTCGCTGTTAGCACAGCTTCCCTCCTCGCAGGCCGGGCAAGCACTGCGCTTGCCTTTCCCCTTACCCGCCGCCGGGGCTGCTGGGGCCTCCGGGGCTGCTGGGGCTGCCGGAGCAACCTTTGGGGCACTTGCCTTCGCCAGCTTAAGAGCGTGTTGCTGGTTCGCCTGCGGGCTGTACGGCTGGCCCTTTGGCGATGCATGGAAATCGGCCGTCGCATTCATACCGGGCGTAATTGGGTCCTGCGCGTCCTGCATGTTAACCGGCATCCAGAATGTGTCGCCCACACTGCCTTCAATCGGATTCATGTCCTCCAGCTCGCGGATATCGTTCGCGTTCAGATATCCCCACTGGCGTCCACTGCTGTAAAACTTGGCGCGGGAATCCGCGTCCGGATACATCAGCTTGCGCGGGTCAAACTTGGGGAAAAACTTGTTCGCGCTGCGCCCCATCTTGGGAAACAGTTTTCGCGTGAATTCTTCCTCGTACGCCTTAAGCCACGGATTCAAGCAGTACAGCACAAACTCCAAACTGTTCTGCTCCACGTTCGATTTGCCGCCCTTTTCGCTGGCCGCTACCATGTGCAGCGGCACGTTGAATATGGCGCAGATATCGGAGCGCTGGTAATTCCGGGTGGCCAGCATTTGCCCTTCCTCGGGCGTGGCCGCTATCTTTTCAAACTTGACTCCTTGCTCCAGTACGGCAACCTTGAACTGGTTTTCGCCGCCGTGCGCCTCAGCCCAGCTACGCCGCAGGGTTTCAATGGCCTTGTCCTCGAGCTTATTCGGCAGGGTAAGGATTCCCGCCGGGCGTGCGCCATTGCCGAAAAACTTCGCGCCGTACTTTTCACAAGCCAGCGCCAGCCCCACAATCTGCCGCGAAAGGTAAACTGTGGATTGCCCCAGCCGTCCGTCCAGTGTTAGGCCGGGAATGTGCAGCATATCCTCGGCCAGTATGAGCCGCTTTTGCCCGATATGTACGTCCGTGTTTTCCGCAGCCGATGGGAAGCTGTTCCCCATCAGGTTCTCCGTGGTTTCAAAAATTAGCGTGCCCACTGGCCACACAGTGCCCTCAATTGAAAGTGGGCGGGTCAGCCGCACGGGCCGCGTACGTGCAGGATTGCGGGGCCATATTGCCGTAATCTGGTTGTTGCCGTCACGCTGTATTTCCGCGTATGAATTGCCCCACAGCAGCCCATGAACCATCATGGTCTTAAGCAAAGTATTGATGGTCATTTCCGGGTTTGGTTCACTGTGTAGCAAATCCCAAAGGATATGACCAACTGCCAGCCGCTTGCCCTGCCTGTGGTCTTTGAACAGCCTCTCGTAAACGTGGAAAGGCAGGCCGGAAACTCCGTTACTAATAATGTTCACGCAGGCATAAACCGTGCCCACTTGCAGCGCGGTCATTTCGGAAACACGGATGCCGGAATCCGTACGCCCGCCATTGAAAATGTCTAGCAACCATTCTGCCGGAAATGATAGCGGGCTCTGCGGATTTTCCAAGCTGGAGCGCTGCTCCCACCCACCTGAAAACGCCGCCGACATCATTCGCTGTATCCAATTCACGCTTGCCGCCTAGACTTTTAGATTTTTTGGGCACGCAGAGCGAGCCCTATAAGTACAGCCGCCTGTTAAGGATGTACTTTACAAATTATATTACAGAAATACAATCCCGCGCCTATTGTAAACTGATTCGCCGCCAGCGTCCGGGGTCTTGTTTGATACGTACACGCAGTCGGCCAGTGCGGATATGCCGTCGATTTTTTCCCTGCTAGCATCCTTATCCGGCTTTATGCTCCCAGCCGGGTCGGTCTTGACGGCCACATTGCTGGCCATCCACGCCAGTACCGGGTTGCCGTAGTGTTCCAGCTTTATGCTAAGTACGAGACCCATTATTTCCCGCATGGGTGAGGTCATGCTTTCAAAGCCTTGCCCCACGCCTTCCACGGGCAGCCCATCCGACAGCAGCTTAGGGGCCAGCCAATCATTCATACTCCAGCGGTCATATCCCAGCTTTTCGAGCTTGTATATTGCCGCCAGCTTGTGAATCTTGGCGCGAATAAACTCCTTGTCAATCGTGTTACCGGGCGTGGTTTCTATGAATCCCTCGCGCACCCACACGTCGTACTGTATCCTGTCCTTGCGCACGCGCTCTGCAATGCTGCCCTGCGGTAACCAAAAGTATGGCAGTACTCGCCATTGCGTGTCAGCCGGGCGTTCAATATATTCATTTTCTACCATGCGCCCAAGCTTGGGGTCGTATTCCCGCCGCTTGTTTATAATTTCGGACACTGGCGGAAAAAGCAGCAAGTACGCCGTAATGTCGTTAACCGATGAAAGGTCTAGGCCGCCGAAACAAACGCGCCCGGCCAAATCTGCTTCCGCTGCCAGCCGTAGCTTTTTGGGGTCCCAATCCTTTGCGCCATTAGCCGCCGCTGCGTTACACGCTGCCCATTTTTCCGGCTGCATCCAGCGCACGTCCTGCGTGGTCCATACGTTCATGTCGTAACGCATAAAGCTGTTGCGTTCCGTGTTATCGTTCAGCGCCTTAGTAGCACCTTGGCGCAGGTTATCCATTTTCTTGCTTACGCCAAGGTTCGGGTTTCCCTTGGGCCAGTTTTTCTCGTCGAAAATATCGTCCGGGGGTATCGGCGGTACTGCGCTGGGGTCGCCCTCGTCCAAGCACGCAATGAATGTGAAGAAGTAATCGCTTTCCGCCGCAGGTATCAGCCCGGTCAAAGTCTTTTCGCCGTATTCCCTCTGTTTGAAGCAAATGCTTTGCCGGTCGCATCCTGCCGTGGTGATTTCGATTACCATAGGCTGCCGCCGTGAGCCCGTGGCCTTGATAATCTTGTCGTACAAGTACCGGCTGGTGTGCTCGTGCAATTCGTCGATAATCGCGCAGTGTATGTTCAGTCCGTCCAGCGTTCCCGCGTCGGCTGGCAGCGGTTCAAACTTTGAATTCGTGGCAAGGTCGTTCAGGTTTCGCCACGCCTGCGGAGCGCCCTTGGCCTGGTTAAGTGATAGCCGCCCTGCCAAGCTGGGGCTGGCTTTCATCATCCGCACAGCTTCGTCAAATACTATCTTCGCTTGGTCTTTCTTGGTAGCTGCGCTGTAAACCTCCGCGCCCGGCTCGCCGTCTGCTATTTCCATGTACAGCGCAATGCCGGACACAAAAGTCGACTTGCCATTCTTGCGGGCCAGTTCAATGTAACTCTCTCGAAAGCGCCGTGTGCCGTCTGCACGCTTCCAGCCAAACAGGTTCGCAAGAACGAATACCTGAAATGGCGAAAGTATAAATATGCGCCCGCCCCATTCGCCCTTACTGTGGTGCAAGTGCCCGAAGAAATCCACCACATGCTGTGCCGCCGCTGTATCGAATCGCAGGCCTCGAGCAGCCCCGTTCTTTAGGTCACGAATAAACCGCTTTGCTGCAAGTTTAACCAGCTTACCGGCCACTATGCTGCCGGATATAACTTCTTTGGCGTACTTGATTGCGACTTCAGCCGCATTTATATGGGGCGCAATTTCAGCCATGTTCTAGCGTGCTGCGACACACAGCAAACTTTCCCTCCTGAAAAAAATAAGCCACGGCAGCCCTCCCGTTTGCATTAGCTCGAGGTAGCCTTTGCAAACTGGCCCTCGTGAGCAGCCGTGGCACAATCGGGGCCGTTATTGGCTCCCATTGGCGTGCCGCCGCACTGGCGGCCCGGCTGGGTGGCCCGGCTCCGTAACCCCCGCAGTTAAGCGGGGAAACTAAAAACTTTTTGGCTGGCGCGGCAGGACTCGAACCTGCAACCATCCGATTAACAGCCGGGTGCTCTGCCATTGAGCTACACGCCAAGAAATTACCGCGACAGCCCCGTTACCGCCCCAGCGTTTGCCTCGCGATAGCGCCCGCCAGTGTCCTGCTAAGGTAACGGCCTTGAGGAAGCTGCCGTGGTAATTCCTAGTTCGTGATAAAGCTCGTGTCCGTATCTGCCACTGCCTTGCCGATATCGAACGCAATGGTTTGGCCCGGCTGGGCCGTGGAATCCGCCGGAGCTGTGAACTGCACGCCGCTGCGATTCAGCAGACTTGACATGCCATCTTCTTGCGCTGGATTTTCCACGTGTATCCTGCTGCGGCTTGCTGGGGTCATCCCAAACTCAATAAGGAATGCTTTCTTTTGCTTTTCCATTGCGCAATACACGGTAAACGATGGATTGATCTTCTTCACCATCATCGTTTTGAACTTTTGCGTCGCTGGGTCTACGTACATAATTGGCTCATCAAGTTTGTTGAGGCGAGGCTCTACAAAATATGGATTCTTAGAAAAGTCCTTGTATGCCAACTCCGACGCCTCGCACGCTAAGCAATAAGCCTTAAGGGCTTGTCCGTCAATAACTGTCAGCAAACCGTTCTTATGCAACTGTACTGACATACGCGACCACTCACGACGCGCGATGTGCCCCATACCCTTGGGCCGTTCTGGTATCCCCGTATCCGGCTTGGGCTCCTGCTTGTTAAGCGGTCGCTTGCCGGGATTCCCCTCGAGGATTTTGATAGCGGTTGGTTTTGGCCTGTGTGACATTTTGCCTTTTCGCTGGCGCAAGCTGACGGAAACATTCTTCTAGCCCCAGCACTGGTACGTTACAGGAGCGACATTCTGCCTGCGGCCCCTTATGCAATTTCGGTCGTGCCATGTGCCTGCCTCGCGGGCGCGTAACTGCGGTACTTGTCGCCCGGCTTGGTGGTTTCCCGCAGGTTGCCCAGCAGGAATACGTTCCCCAACGCATGTACAAAGCAGCCCAAATAAT